AGTTTTAAATTTTTTAGAACCTTGAGGACGTTGCATAATTCTCATACCAACTTGACCTAAAAACTTATCTTTAAATCTATCAACTAGTTCATCACTTGACTTGTATCTTACTGTCTTAATTTTTGGATCCATAATATTAACAAACATATATTTTGATTTACTTAAAGTCTTTTCTGCAACTGGAAGATAAAAACTATCTCTCCATTTTTCATACTCATTAAATTTACTCCACGATTGGTCTTCTTCATACTCTCCACCTTTATTATATTGTTCAGTAGAAAAATATGGTGGACTTGTAAATGCACAATCTATATCTGGTAATTCATTATAAGGTAAATCTTCTGCACCACATCTCCATATCTTAACAGTTTTATTTGGAAAGAATTTACTATACTCTTCTATCTGTTTCTGATATATCTTATATGTATTTGGATTAGGATCACAACCATAATAATGTGTTGCCTTACTAGCAAAAAACCCAGCAAGTCTATCTCCCCAACCACAACTCGTATCTAATACTGTTTCTGCATTGGTCATATCATATATTGCTTTTGCAACAACTGGTTTAAATTGTGTTGCAATATATGTACCTAATCTTGTTACTTCTCTATAACTATTTGGTGATAAATCTTTGGAGCTATTTACACCTCTCCATAATGCACCTAAACACTTCCATATATCTCTTGCATTACCATTTTTCCAAACTTCTATCGGTGCTCTAAACCCATAACTTGAACAGTTTAATCTTAACTCTTGATGAAAATAATTACTGCATTTATTATATATTGCAGGAGCGTCAATTAATCCTAAACCATATTTTGAATATGGATACTTATAGTCATCATATTTTTCAAATATATCTTTATCACTTTGTTCTTTAGGTGTACAAATTCTTCTAGTATCAAATTTACTTAATTTTATTATATTGTCTTTCATATCTTCGTATGAAATATGATTTAAAGGAAACTTTGGTCTAAACGTAGCAATATATTCTGCTAGTACTTCTCTAAATCTTTCCTTACCTAATTTTTCAGTCCATCTTTCAAACTGAATTGTATCCATAATAGGTAGACCATCTTCATTAGCAAACTTTTTTAAATCTATTGTATATAAATCCATTATATTTCATTTCCCCAAGCATCCCAACCATCAATTTTATGTCTGGCAAATAATTCTATTCTAGGTAAATCACCACATAGATTAACTATATCATTTCTAATTCTATCTGGTTTTCTACTATGCTCTCTACGTTCACTCACTACTAATCTATCTATATTACCACTTATTCTTTTTGGGTGTCCTCTAGTTGCTAAAATACATATCTCTGGATTTGCTCTAGTCCATAACCCAGGTCCTTTAAAAAAATAATTTTTAATTCTCTTCTTGTTCATCTTCACCCAATAAAAAGCAACCGTCTTGTACGTAAATCCCCACTTCTCTACTATAGGAATCTGTTTATGTAATAATGGATCTGTACACCACATAAACAATGCACAATCTTTTTTTGCAATATCTCCAATTGGTAAATCTTCAATCTCTTTCATTGTCATTGTTTTATAATGATGAATAGGATTTGTTTGTGCCTTAGCATTATTCCAGTTCTGGAAATGCCAAGGTGGATCTGCATAAATTATATTATATGTCTTATCAATATCCATATGCCTTACCTAAAAATCTAATTAGTAATAAGAATAAAATAAACTTCCAAACAGGTATGTTAGTATTCTGCCCCAAGAAACCTCCAAACAACACGGAGAAAAACATTATAAAATTCATCATCCGAAAAATGCCTCCAGATTTGCTCTCTTTTCGTGTTCCCAACCTATTGAGTTTAATATAAATCTCATAGGGTCTAGGAAAGTTTTCTCAAATTGTATTTCATAATCAATATATTTCTGTAGATTAAACTCTTTTGGTAATTGTGTTACATAACTAATCACATCAAACTTAAATGGATTTGCCTCTAACAATTTAATAAATTTAATCTTATCTCCTTCTTGTATATAAGGATACTTATTTTGTAATTGAAATTCTTTTATTTGGTGATTATAAATCAACGCACCTTTAACGTGTATTGGTGTACCTTTAATAAACACATCTTTACTACTGCCATATTTTCTCATATTATTACAAGACCTTGGAAATGATATCTGCTCAGCAGACATATTCATAAATTCTTTTTTAAAATCTGCAATGAAAATATGTAAATCTGATTCTTGTTTTGACATTATAATTTTAATTGCCTCTTTAATTTTACCACGGCACACTTGTGGTGTTGAAGATTTAATTGCTTCTATACCCATAATCTTTAATTTAGGAATAGAAAGTCTAACACCTTCCTCATCTAAAACATTTAACATATATCTTTTCTTAGCAACCCATATACCTTTATTCGCAATCACTTCACGTGCCATAACCATTGCGTTCTTAAATGCGTTAGTATAATCTGATAACTCTTTAAATTGTTTTGCAATAAAAGGTTCTAATTTGTTATCACATACCTTAGCAAGAAAATCACATACTTCATCATCTGACTTGCCATTACAAACTTGTTTTACTAATGGTTCTAAACATACGTAAATAGAATCTGTATCAGACGCTATAACATAATCTATATTTTCAGTTTTTAATATCTTATTTAAATAATCATTTACTTTATTTTCAATAAATCTAATAATAAATTGTCCTGCTGTTGTGATACCACTCGCCTGTCTTACATCATAATATCTAAAATACTGATTACCAATTGCACCATAACAACTATTCAATGCAATCTTTCTTGCCCATTGTATGTTATGACACCTTGCAATTTCTTTTGATAATTCTTTCGTTGGTTCTTTTTGATATAGTTTTTTCGCTTTCAACTCACGATTTTTATAAACAATACGGTCTTTATATATCTTCTCTACCATTTCAGGTAAGAATCCTTGACTATCTCTTTTAAACATTGCACCATTTGGTACAATACAAGCGTCTTTATCTTTTAAAAACTCTAGGGGTGTCTTCTTACTCAACATTTTATTCACAGAAACACCAGATGAATTAACACCTAATATTTTTTCGGGAGAAATATTATATTGTACAATAATATGTGGATAAAGAGAGTTGATATCAAAAGACACCACCCATTTTTGCATACCAAGTTTAGGCTCTTTTACATAAGCTCCTTCATACTTTGTATCCTTGGAATGTTCTTCCCTAGGAGGTACACAAATATTTTTTTTCATCAAGTGGTTTGCGATTAAGGTATCCCAAACTCTAACCTGTGAGAAAATATCGTTATAATTTACTTTAGTTTCATATGCAAACGTTAAAGATAAATCAATTAAACCTAATTTATCTTCTAATGCGTCAACAATTTCTACGTCTTGGATATTATATTCTACGAATTTTTGAAAATCTTTTGTATAAAAATCTTTAAAAATACCATATGGATTTTCACGTTTAGTTTCTCCTAATTCAACTTCACCTATAAAACCTAATCTATAACTTTCTTGTCTTGCTGGTATAAACCATTTATACAAATCAAGATAATCTAACATAGCAATACCATACAAAGTATAATATGTATTAGTTCTACCACGTATAATAATTTGTTCACTAGTTATTAAATTCCAAGGTGACATACGATTTGCAACTTTAGGACCTACAAGTAATTTTATTCTATTCATTAAATAAGGTAAGTCAAAAAATTTAGTATTCCAACCTGTAATAACATCTGGATAATTCTTTAACCAAAATTTCATAAACTCCATTATTAAATGTTTTTCATCTTTACATTCAATGTAAGTTACATCTGTACGGTCTGTTGTGAATTTACCAACACCCCAAGTTATAATCTGTTTATTAGATTGATTCTTAACACTAATACAAAGTAATTCTTCTATAGGATTATCTACTTCTGGAAAACCATTTTCACAACCACACTCTATATCTAATGTAAATATTTTAATTAAATCTTTTGACCATTTAACTTGTTTTGGAAATTCTTTATTGATATATTGATAATGATATCTTTCAAGTCCATAAGTAGGTGAGTTTTGAGTTGCAATATCTTTTCTAAATCTACGAGCAGCGTCAATAGATGTAAAGATAATTGGTTTTAAATTTTGACCTTGTAAAGTTTTAAAATCTGTTTGTTGTCTTGTTAATGAATATAATGTTGGAGAAAAATTAATCTTCTCTTTATACTCTTTGTTATCTCTTACTCCTCTAACAAGTAGTTTGCCTTTATATTCTATTACATTTTTATAAAAGTTCATCT